ATAGCCATAAGGGCCGAAGGTCGGCGGGTATCTTAAGGAGGCGCCGTTGAGCCCCATAGCGGCCGAAACGCTCCCCGCGGGCAAGAAAACCGGCCCTGTGCACGCCGAGCCTGGCCGGCCATGGCCCGCTGACGCGGTCGAGCGGCGTCCAGTCGCCGCGCTGATCCCGTCGGCTCGCAATGCGCGGACACACAGCCCCCGGCAAGTCGCGCAGCTTGCCGCTTCCATCCGGGAATGGGGCTGGACCACGCCGGTTCTGATCGACGAGCAGAGCAATATCATTGCTGGCCATGGTCGGGTGCTCGCCGCCCAGCACCTGGGTTTGGCGGAGATCCCGGTCACGGTCGCGTCTGGCTGGACCGATGCCCAGAAGCGCGCCTACCTGCTCGCGGACAACCAGCTGGCCCTCAACGCCGGGTGGGACATGAATCTGCTGCGCGTCGAACTTGGGGAACTGCGTGAACTCGGCGCAGATCTCGCGCTGACGGGCTTCGGCGAGCTGCAGATCGAGGCACTGCTGCGCAACGTCACCACCGAGGCAGATCCCGATGAAGCTCCTGAACCACCAACAGTCCCGATATCAAGGGCCGGTGATCTCTGGATCTGCGGCCAGCATCGAGTGCTGTGCGGCGATGCGACGGTCCCGGCCGACATCGAACGGGTCCTCGGGGCTGGCCGGGCCGACATGTGCTTCACCGACCCGCCCTACGGCGTGAACTACGCGAACTCGGCCAAGGACAAGCAGCGCGGCAAGCAGCGGCCGATCCTGAACGACCAGCCCGGCAAAGGCTTCGAGGCGATGCTGCGCGTCGCCAGCATCAACATCCTCGCCGTGACGAAGGGCGCGATCTACATCTGCATGTCGTCGTCCGAGTTGGACACGTTGCAGCGCGCATTCCGGGAGGCGGGTGGTCGCTGGTCAACCTTCGTCATCTGGGCCAAGCACACGTTCACGCTTGGCCGCGCCGATTACCAGCGCCAGTACGAGCCTATCCTGTACGGTTGGAAGGAGGGCGGCGAACACTACTGGTGTGGTGATCGTAGCTTGGGAGATGTCTGGTTTTTCGATAAGCCGTCAAAGAACGAACTGCACCCGACGATGAAGCCGGTGGCGCTGGTGGACCGCGCCATCCGCAATTCCTCCCGCCCTCGTGACATCGTCCTCGACCCCTTCGGCGGCTCTGGCACTACCATGATCGCTGCGCAGCGGATGGGTCGGCGTGCGCGCCTGGTCGAGGTCGATCCGATCTACGTCGACGTGACTGTCGAGCGGTGGCAGGCCTACACCGGCATCGAGGCGATGCTGGAGAGCACCGGACAGACATTTGCGGAAACGGCTGCTGCCAGACGTGCTGGCATCCCGGCAGACGTTGGTGCCACCGAAGGAGCAGTACCGTGACTGGTGTCCGTGGTCGTCCTCCTCACATCCCAACCAAGGAAACGCAGGATCTCGTTGAGAGCTTGAGCGGTTTTGGTATTCCCCAGGACGAGATCGCCAAGCTGATCGGGATCGACCCGAAGACCTTGCGGCTGCACTACGCTGAGCAGATCGAGCTTGGAGGCATCAAGGCGACGGCGAAGGTGGCGCAGAACTTGTTCAACATGGCGTGCAAGCCCAATCGGGAGGGCCTGCAGGCGGCGATCTTCTGGCTTCGGGTGCGGGCACACTGGTCTGAGTACACGCCGCGTCCGCTACAGCCCGAGCCATTGGGCAAGAAAGCAGCAGCAGAGGCTGAGGCGCTCACGGCGAGCGAAGGGACCGACTGGAGCCACCTGGTGAACTGATGGCCTGGGATCTATCCGTTCCCGACTGGCGTGAGCGGATTCAAGCCGGCCGCTCCCTGTTGCCGCCGCTACCCGACCTCGATTGGGCACGCGCGGATCGTGCGATAGCTATCTTCAACAAGCTGCGGCTTCCCGATGTACCCGGCACCCCAACCCTCGCCGAAGCTGGCGCCGACTGGTTCCGGGAGATTGTGGGAGCACTGCACGGATCGGTGCTGCCGGGCACCCGACAGCGCATGATCCGGGAGGTGTTCCTTCTGGCGCCCAAGAAGAGTTCCAAGACTACGTATGCAGCAGCGCTTATGGAGACTACGCTGCTGATGAACGAGCGGCCGAGGGCGGAATTCCTGTTGATCGCGCCTACCGTCTCCCTCGCGCATATCGCATTCAGCCAGGCGCTGGGCATGATCGACAAGGACAGAGAGGGCTTCCTGCCGAAACGCATGCACATCCAGGAGCACCTCCGGAAGATCACCGACCGTCGGACCAAGGCCACGCTGGAGATCAAGGCCTTCGACACCAGCGTGCTCACCGGCGTGAAGCCGGCAGGGGTGCTTCTCGACGAGTTGCATGAGATCGCCAGGAACCCTGCGGCTGAGCGCATCATTGGCCAGTTGCGCGGTGGCTTGCTGCCTAATCCCGAGGGCTTCCTCATGTTCATCACCACGCAGTCGGACGAACCGCCGAGAGGCGCATTCCGCGCGGAACTGGCAGTGGCACGAGGCATCCGCGACCGCCAGTCGAGCGGGGCCATGTTGCCGGTGCTCTATGAGTTCCCGGAAGAAATCGCCAATGACCGCGGAAATCCCCCAGCATGGCAGGACCCCAAGAACTGGTGGATGGTGACACCGAATCGGGAAAAGTCAGTCTCGATCGCGCGCCTCGAGGAAGACTGGGAGAAGGCCAAGCAAAAGGGGCAAGGCGAGATCGTCCGCTGGGCCTCCCAGCACCTCAATATCGAGATTGGCCTAGCACTGAGGTCCGATCGCTGGGTAGGCGCCGATTATTGGCTGCAAGCTACAGACAGGACGCTGACTCTCGATGAGCTTCTGGCCCGAAGCGAAGTCGTGGTGATTGGTATTGATGGAGGCGGGCTCGACGATCTTCTCGGGTTCGCGGTGCTAGGCCGAGAGAAGGATTCAAGACGATGGTTACTGTGGTCGAAGGCCTGGGCCCATGCGTCCGTACTGGAACGCCGCAAGAGCGAGGTATCGGCGCTGCGGGACTTCGAGCGGGCGGGCGAACTCGCAATCTGCGAGCACTTTGGTGACGACATCGAGGAGATTGCAGCGCTGGCGGAGCGCGTCGACAAGACCGGACTATTGCAGGCCGTAGGCCTTGACCCTTTCGGCGTCGGCGCCGTTGTCGATGCCCTCGCCGGGGTCGGCATCGAAGGGCAGGACAGGGTGGTCGGGATCACGCAAGGTTGGAAGCTGTCCGGTGCCATCAAGGCAACTGAGCGGAAACTCGCCGACGGCACCTTCCGCCACTCAGATCAGCGGCTGATGGACTGGTCTGTCGGCAATGCTCGTGTAGAACCCCGTGGCAATGCGATCACCATTACGAAGCAGGCGTCAGGGTATGCCAAAATTGATCCGCTGATAGCGGCCTTCAATGCGGTCGCCCTCATGACCCTCAACCCGGAAGCCCAAGGGGAGCCATCGATCTTCTTTGTTGGATGAGGCCGAAGGGCAATCCCATCATGATTACGAAGCGCGCCTCTGGATCGGCCAAGATCGATCCGCGGATGGCGGCCTTCAACGCTGTCGCGCTGATGTCGACGAATCCGTGGTCGTCGCGGCTAAGCACATTTGTGATCTAGCCGAAGCGCGACGCATCAGGGGAATGTGACGTTAGGTTACTCGGACCGGATAATCGCTGGCCTCATGCCGGCCATAAATTTTCGGGTCCCTTCGACATCGAGGAGCCGCTCGGCCAGCAACCGATCTTCTGCCTCCTGCGGCAGGCAGGGTTGAAACTTGCTGACCAAGCCGCGCGCCATGCTGCGCGCTGCTTCCATCCCGGTGTGTTCCCAGTTGAGGTCCTCGAGTCGAGCCAGCAGCTTCTCTGCGGCAGCGGGTGAGGTCATTTTGCCCCGTAGCGAGAGATTGCCTCAGCTCCGTCGACATGTGGCTCGCCCCTTGGGCAACCCAGGATATCGCTTGTGCCCTTACTAGAGAACTTTAGTCTCGCCAGTTGGCGGGATGATCGAAGCGTACCCGATCGAGAGTGAGTTTGATTGTCATTTCGAAGCGTAGCGGTAAGCGATTGCCAAGTGCTCGGTCGTATAGTCATCCCGTAACTCAAATGGCGATGGCTTGCTCGCGGCCAAGCCGGTTGGCTCCACTTGGCAGGCTTGCTGGCTTTGCGAACATAGCCCTGAGGGCCGTCGCTGCATGATCTCGAGCCTTGTGTTGCGAGGCTTCGAGGGCCGTTTA